TGGATACGACACGTGTAGGAACATGATCTAACGAGCCTGTGCGATGGTATCCGACGTGATCCAGTTCTTTCCCATCGCCTTTGCGAACTAGACCTTTCTTCATTGCACGTCTACGTGCACGATTTCTTGCAACCCTCCGGGCTACCTGTTCGGGACGGTTTTCATACGCCGTCTCCTTCTTGTAGTTTCTGTCGCTTCTTGCCATTAGTTCTTAATAGTACCAAACCCCTTCTGGGCGGTTCCTCCTTTTCATAATGAATGATAATAGGGATTGGTCCATTAAGTCCTTTAATGGTAATCCTCGCGTAGTGTCCTGCGGGGATAAAGCCCATCGCACGCAGGATTGGCACAAGATGATCGCTCAGTTGCTGAGGATCAATCTTAGTCTCGAACCCAGTCTTCAAGCTCATTTTGGGTCTCCTGCTCTTGGAGGGCTGCTTTAGAGCGCCTTCTCCAAACGCGACTCGCACGAGCTTCGTCTTGTTTTCTTTTTTCTTCATTGTTTAATCGACGAGCTTTGCTACGTCGCTGCGATCTACTTATCGGGTGCTGCATAACCTAGAAGCTTGTCCAACCTTTTTAAGTGTTTGTCCAATAGCCCGTGGGTCTCAGACGTCTGGACGAAGTACCGCCCCACTGGCCACATATTAGGATTATCGTCGATGATCGCTACTTCAGAGATTGGACCTTCTTGAGCCAACAACCATTCGTGGATTTCCATACCACGGGAACGGTTAATTGGGGTAACCCCTTCCCAGAAGATACCTTCATCGTTAAGTATCTTCCTAGTCTTGGGGTAGAAGCGCCACGTAGAAGACAGAACGATGTTCAAGTCTTCCTTATCTTCCAACCATCTGCGGAACCTATTCACCAACGCTTGGTCCAGGTTGGTGTACATATGCCCGCCTTCATAGAAGACATCGCGAGTATTCATCTTATTCAGAACACCGTCGATGTCAAGGAATAGAACTTTCATAAGGGCCTCGGATTTGGGAGTTCAACAAGACCTAAACGGACTAATGAATGTAACGCCTCTTCCGGGGTAATATCATTTAACTCTAGTATTTCCTCCAGAGAATAAGTCTGAAGGACATTTTCAATTTCTTCCATTAACCAAACGTTGCAAGCACCGCGAGTGTAAGGAAAATGGTGAACACTGTGCCCAACACCATTCCTAGAGCGAGATTGAACTTGGCTCGGGAGTTGGATGCGGACGCGCTGACGTAATATTTGTCTTCGTCGATATACATAGTTCTTGAAACCATTCAGTGGGGATTGAGCCAACGGCGTATCTAAATCCAGCCTTTGTGGCCCATTTGATATCCTTCGCCTTATTGGCGTAGAACACAATTCTAATGTCTAGGTTGGGGTTCAGTTTCTTAACTGCGATCATCTTACGCTTATGTTCTGGTCGAAGGTAACCCTTCGTTTCGACATATATCTTTCCTGTTTCACCAACAATAATGAAATCAGGGATGTAATGACCAGCAATGACGTAAGGTATTTTCTCAGTCTCATAGCTGAACCTTACCTTCTTGCGTTTAAGTTGAAGCTCAATCTTCCGTTCGAACTTGTTCCGGGTTTTCTTCTTCTTCATTCCGGGTATTAAGTTTACCTGAACATTGAGCTTAAGTCAACTATTAGTGCGTCAGCGTATACAGGAGGAACGCTTTAGGCACGAAGCTCAGAGACGGGATCAGGGACAGGCCCAGGAGCCCGAGAGCAATCCAACCTGCAAGATAGACAACAGGGAGGATGCCGTAGTTCTTGAGAACGTCGAGGAACTCTTTCATATTAACCTCTAATGGAAAGTGACTAATTTACCATGTCTGTCTATTTCAGGTACGTCCGGTTGTCTTACAACGTGGGTGAGGAAGACTGGGCCGGAGGAGTACAGGAAACAGCGCAACCTGGGATTACAGAAATATTTGTAAGGTGAGTAGCTCCCTTTAACATCAAGTTTAAGATTGCCTGATTTCCCATCGGGGACAACTCCACACTCACAAGCCGGAGGTTCAGGGAGGGCAATAATGTCTTTATATAGTTTAATGCGGTCTCTAATTCGCTGTGGTCTGATGCGATGCTCATATAAGCACATGTGTCCTAATTGTTTGTCTACTGCCCAAAGATATGCTCTGTCCTTTACAGTGACCAAAGGGTCGTCAAGGCTGCCCACCAGATACCCGTCAAGTTGATCCAGGTAACCAAAGTAGTCAGTCTCCTTAAGGGAGCCGTCCTTGAACTTGCTAAAACTCCTGCTTGCCGCCGATTTGACATCAACAATGCAGCCGTCAATAACACAGTCACGATGCCCTTCAACACCATCAACTTCCAGTACATCCTGTTCTCCTGTGACTGTGTGTCCAGCAGATTTCGCTAACGAGATCGCAAGAGCTTCAATCGTGTGCCCGAACGAGAACTTAACGTGAGCGTGTGCAGGAAGCGTTTCAGCCGACTCTGGCGCGTGAATTGAGGCCCAGAGAGCTTTAGGGCATCGCGGTCCCATTTGTGAAAGGCGGAGCGACGGATTTTTCGTCCGTGTTGCGAATTGGCCCTGAAGACGTTGAGATATTTCATAGCCGAGGTTCCTTGCGATCTCGTCAGTGAACCACTCATCCTTGGACGTCAGCATCCGGTTGATATCCGGAATTAATGTTCTTATTTCCACTTATTACTTGAAGGACTGTTGAACGATCTGCATCGTTGCATGCAATGAGTTAATCCAAAGATAAGCCATTGCAGGACCGACACCTGGAGAAAGAAACAGCATGATCCAGAAAATCTGGCTCTTGCTCAATCCTTCGACCTTCTTCTTATCCTTCTTCTCCTTGTCTTTATCTTCCAAGTCTTTCTTCATCTTGGAGAGGGCTTCGATGCCTTCGACACACTGGCGAATTTGTTCTGCCAGAGTAGCCTGAGGCGGTTGCGGCGGCCAATACGGGGGACCAAGATATTGCATGGTAACCTCCTTTGGTTTCTTTTTATTGTTGTTTAGTCGGGGGCAGAAGATGCCCCCCTATTTAAGGCGGTTGCTGGGTTTGACCACAATCCCTTAAGGGCAACCTTTGAAAGATATTGTTGGTGAACATGTGCACCTCCATCTTTCAGTTGCGGGGGTATTCGGGGTATTCACGTCTCTACGTTGAGTTCCCTTTTCGGACAATGAGCGACACATGTTTCAGGGTTTCCCTCTATGTGAGCAGAGGGAGTTTCTCTCATTGTGTAGGTTCTTCCCACACTGCACAACCATCTGGCATCAAACGCGAGGTTGTATAGCCTAGCGGTCGTAGTCCTACTTCGACATGCACTCCGTAGTATTCTTTTGCTGACCTGAGGTCCGTTCAACGCTTCAGAGCGTGTCTCACGGCAAGAACGCTGTTCCAATGGCAGATACAAGAGCAGGACGTTAACCCTGCACGACTACTTGGCTTTTCACACCTTTCGTCATCCGCCCATGCACGGGCGTTGCCTACCAGTCCACTTCATCAGCCGACTGCTGTATACGACCTTGTCTAATAATCCAACATCCAATTTTCATCCTGGACCGAATTACCATCGGGGAGTCCATGCCGGAGGTTTCGAACCTCCCCCTAGGATGCTGTTGTTCGACAGTCAGGGGTTATGGGACAACTTAGGACTTATCGCTTATCAGGCGAGGCCCGGTCATCCAGTACCTTAGGTTTTACAGCTCGGTGACTTTATTTCGGCCATCTTGTAACCATTGGCGTATGGCCAAATTCTTGTTGCAGCAATTTACCGTACTTTCACCCATGACGGGACGTTAACCCGTTTCCGTCTCTGTATGTCTCAGGAACGCTGGCTGGGCAACGCTGCCACATCGCAGCTAATGAGACTTCATATCGACGGTACGTTTTCGGCTAGGCTACTGCCCGAAGTCCGGTAGACCACCGGCACGAGGGGTTTTACTGCGCGGTCAACTGTCGCTCCTTCATTCCCTTTACTGCCAAGACGTATGAACGTATCCGGAATCGAACCGGCTATAGGAAGATGGTAGAGCCTCGTCACGCTGCTGTGTTTGCCTGTTTCACCAGCTTGGTGGGACTCGAACCCACAACTATCCTGCGTAGTCACAGCGTGTATTCAGCCCTTGATCTAGCCTCACACCAGCACCTGGGGAAGCATCGAATACAGGGACTTAGCAGAGGATCGTATTTACGATACGACGGTAGCTTTGTTTCCCTACCTTGCGCCTCTATACAGGATGTTAGCTACAGTGGCGGAGAGCCACCGACTTACCGGGGGATTATGCAGTCACCTGCATCCCTTTGCTGGACGCGCATCTGTGATTTCTTCCTGCCCTTTCTAGGATACTCAGGCTAAGTGAGGCTTACGACTGGGTTCCAGAGATATCAAGGTCAACGGCTTTGGGGGCCTCGGTGATTGTCCCTGACGCAGCAGCTCAGTAGGGATTGCACCTACATTACAACACAGACGATGACGTTAGCTACTTTGTTTCCTTCACACTGGCATAGCTCCCTTTCGTGGCCTAGACGTGGAAGGTCCGTTCCAGTCCCCTAGACTGGCGGCTTTCCGGAGTTAACTCTCCGTAGGGTCCGGGTAAGTCCTTCTTCCTCCAGAGTACCGGGAGTAGCACCCGTAGGTGGTTCGCTCTCAGTCGGTTCTCTTTGTCGTTGCTTTTAGCCTCCACGCAACCCCACCGTAGGAGGTATTGGTGAGAAAAGCGGGCTCTATCCCACCCGCACGATATGGACTCGTGGGTTCAGTGGGCGATCTTGGTGCATCGCGACCCGGCCCCTTTGTCAAGAGCCGCCCATGCACTCTAGTTCGTTCGGACGAACCAGCTTGCGCGCAGCGTTAGCCGCCGCAGTCTGATCAGAATTTC